ACTCTATTTTCGCAAGCATTCTGTATAGTTTTCCACATATTGTCTTTTATTTGTAAAATATATGGTATAGTTCTTAAGTTAGTACTTAGTCCACACCTAAAAAACAGGCGGACATTCTCGAAAGAGGGTGTTCGCTATATTTTGTATGGCAAAATACGATATTTCACAACTAGACGATACGGCAAAAGCTCAACTGATTGAGGCGCGGTGGAGTTCTTCTGCTGAATTGTGGGAAATTGTATCAGCGACATACAAGGCAAACACTGCTGAATACGAAAACAGGGCAAATTGGCTCGATAAGTTGCCGGCTCGTAGACGTGACTACCGTGTGCAAGCAAACCGAGTATTCCCAAACATGGAATCGGTTATAAACTCACTGATTGCAAACCCTCCTGCTTTAAATGTGTTACCAGGTCAAGATGGAGAAGCGTCTAAGGAGCTTTCTCGAAAACTTGAAAGTTTTTATGGTAAAAAGTTCCTTGATAGAAACACAAAGGAAATTGTCCGAAAAGGATTGCGAAATCTATATTTTGGTAGACTTATTGTTATAAAGGCATTTTGGAACCCTCAGATTGATGATTTTGATTTTAAAGCAATTGACCCTCGTAAAATCCGAGTTGGTAAGTATGCGTCTAAAGAGCAAGATACTGAGTTTGCAATAGAAGAAATAGACGACAACCTCTGTGCAGTTGTCGAGCGTTTCCCAGCGAAAAAGGAAGAGTTGATGAAAAAATACGGCATACAGAGTGATATTGACTTGTATGTAAAAAACCCTGACGTGACCTACAAGGAGGCGTGGATTAACGATTCTGTTATTTTCAAGTTGGAGAATATAATCCTTGATACAATCAAGAATCCGTACTGGGATTGGGATGGTGTATTGGTGACACCAGAAGAGGAAGAGTCTTTGAATGCCGCGACTCCTGAGCAGCGCCGTATGCAGTTGCAGTCTATAAAACTTGAGCAAGATACGCGAAATCCGGTACAACAAGAGATGCCAGAAGAGAAAGGAATGCTTGGAAAGATTGGTGATGCGATTCTTTCACCGTTTACTGGTGGGCAAGATGCCTCTGTACCACAGGCGCAATCACAGGATTACAGACCGTATTACTTTAACTATTTCGATAAGCCACGAAAGCCGTATATCTTTGCAACTATTTTCAATAATGAGAATAGCCCTATTGGGCGCACTGATATGATAACGCTTTCTTCTGAATTGCAGCGTGGGGTGAACAAACGAAAGATGGATATTGACGAAAACTGCGAGTTCATGAACGGCGTGCTTAAAGTTGATTCAACAGTGATGGATAAGGCTGATGCACAGCGTATACGCTTTGAGACAAAGGGCTTGATTTGGGGTAAGGGAGTAACTACAGGTGTTGTACGTGAAACAGGTGTTGCGCTCCCAGCACTCGTCTATGAAGATATGCTTGATTCACGACAGGAAATTGACAATATCATGGCTGCAAGCTCAGCATTTCGAGGTGAACGACAGGGGCAGGAGACAAAAGCAGGTAGACTTGCCCTGATTCAGCAGTCATATCTACGCCTAAATGAATTGGTACAAGTAGTAGATTATGTCTATCATGAGATGTTTTCTTGGGCATTCCAACTTGGAAAAACTCGCTATACAGAGCCACATTATGCAAAATGGATGGGTAAAGAGGGTGGAAGAGAGATGATTGATTTGCTCCAAGATGACTTTGAGACAGGCTCAGAAATAACGATTGTTTCTGGTAAAACTCTCCCAGTTGATGATGAGTTTAAGTTTGAGCAAGCACAGAATGATGTCAAAAATGGGTATATTTCTCCTGTTGATTATCTTAAAATCGCTAAATATGATGACTCAAAACAGTTAGCGAAAAATGCTGTTGCATACAAAATAAATCCGGTTGTTGCATCCGGTGTAACACCAGAAGAGATGCAAAATCTACAACCAGATGCACCACCGGAAGAGAAACCACCGTCAATTTCAATTAGTTACGCTGACCTATCGCCAGATGCTCAAGTACAACTTCTCGCAAAGATTGGTATACAGGCAGACCCAAATATTCTTATAGCTGAGAAAATTGCTGATAGAGAAAATGGAAAACAAGAGTTAGAAATTAAAAAGCAATCAGGCAAAAAGCAAGAAGTTGAATCTGAAATAGAAGAGTAACAATTCGCCCTGGGGTATGGCGTTAAACTACTCTCAGTGTTCCTTGAATACAGAGAACTAGACACACATTCATATACATAAGAGCTAGTTCCCTCTGTTCAGGGAAACCTGAATTATAAGTTTAAAGACCAAGCAATCATTCGCAGTCGAAAGACCAAGTGTAATGAGGGGCAGTCAAAAAAACTATGGCAGATGAATCAATTGAAGTTGTACCTAGTGTTGAAGATGGAAATGTTCCAGCAGAAACACCAAATGTAGCAACTGAGACAGTAACTCCACCTGAAAAAACGGAGGCAGTTGTACCAACTGAGCCAGTACAGGAGTTGTTTAAACTTCCTGATGGTAGAGAGGTAGATGCGCCCACATTGGCTAAAGAGTGGAAAGAGAACTTTCTACCTGATTACACCAAAAAAGCGCAAGCATTGGCTGAGATTCAGCGCTCAAAAGAAACACCACCGGCACAGCCTGTGAATAAGTACTCTGACCCTGATTATGTCCCATCATCGTATGAGGAAATAATCCAAGCGGCAAAACAGAGTGCACTTGAAGAGCTTGAATCACGGGAGAAAGCAAAGGTTGCAGAGCAGCGTGCGCTTGAAGATGCAGTCAGCTCACAGCTTGATGAGGTTAAGAAAATTGACCCGTCAGTAAATGAGAATGAGTTGTTTCTTCACGCAACAAAGTATGGATTTAGAAGTCTCGTACAAGCTCATGCAAACATGCGAGATATGCGCGATGTGGTGAAAAAGACGCAGGAAACTACTGCAAAAAATATAGCTAAACGCGCAGACCCAGTTTCAGTCAATCCAGGGGCAACAGGTCAACGACCCGACCCATCGCAATTTTCAAACGCTCTTGAATACTTTAGAAGTTTGAAATAGC